TTGTCACGCTTGAGAAGGGCAGTAATACATGTTTGGCGATCCGAAGAAACTGGGATCCTGAAGACGAGACTTATCAAAAGCGCCAGCATTTTGTTCACTATGGCTATGTGCCTGGTTTTGGTTTCTATTACTTTGGCCTTATCCATCTTGTGGGGGCGTTTGCTAAGTCTGGCACCTCACTCATTAGACAGCTTGTCGATGCTGGTACGTTAAGCAATTTACCAGGCGGATTTAAAGCTCGCGGTATGCGGGTGAAGGGTGACGATACGCCAATCGCACCCGGAGAATTCCGTGATGTGGACGTTCCATCTGGGACGATTAAAGACAACCTCTTACCGCTTCCATATAAAGAGCCAAGCCAGACCCTGCTTCAGCTTTTGAACCAGATTGTGGACGAAGGCCGCAGATTTGCTAACACAGCGGATCTACAGATTGCCGACATGAATGCCAACTCACCCGTTGGTACGACACTGGCTATTCTTGAGCGGACATTGAAGACGATGAGCGCCATTCAAGCGCGTGTTCATTACTCAATGAAGCAGGAATTGGGTCTGTTAAAGAAGATCATTGCTGCATATACGCCAGAAGACTACGACTATGAGCCAGTTGAAAGCAGCCGGATGGCCAAACGCTCGGACTATGACAATGTAAACGTCATTCCGGTGTCTGATCCCAATGCTTCTACGATGGCGCAGAAGATTGTGCAGTACCAAGCAGTGTTGCAGTTGGCGCAAAGTGCTCCACAGATGTACAACATGCCACTTTTGCACCGTCAAATGCTGGATGTTTTGGGAATTAAGGACGCGCAGAAGCTAATTCCGATGGATGATGACCAGATGCCCAAGGATCCAGTCACTGAAAACCAAAATGTCTTGATGCAAAAGCCAGTTAAGGCGTTTGTTTATCAAAATCACCAGGCTCACATCCAAGTTCACATGACGGCCATGAAAAACCCGCATATTCAAGAGTTAATGCAGGGAAATCCTGCAGCTCAAGCGGTGCAGGCGGCCATGATGGCGCATATTAACGAGCATTTGGGCTTTGAATACCGCGTTCAGATCGAACAACAGCTTGGATTTGCCTTGCCACCACAACAAGACGAGTCTGGTGAAGATGTTCCAATGAATCCAGAGGTGGAAGCTCAACTTGCACCTATGTTGGCGCAGGCTTCACAGCGTTTGCTAGAGATGAGTCAAGCTCAAAAGGCGCAACAACAAGCCCAGCAGCAGGCGCAAGATCCTATTGTGCAGATGCAAATGCAGGAACTGCAGATCAAGGCTGCCGAGCAGCAGCGCAAAGCACAAAAAGACGCGCAAGATGCCCAGCTCAGGCAAGCTCAGTTGGCCGTTGAACAACAACGGATTCAATCTCAGCAAGCCATTGCAGCAGCGCAGATTGAAGCTAAAAAGCAGAACGAATCACGGGCTATAAACGTAGACGCCATGAAAGCTGCGGCTCAAATGAAGCAGCAAAATAGGTTGGAAAATCGTCGAAACAACATTGACGCCTTGAAGACTATAGCTGATATGAAAAACAAGGATCAGCAACAGAAGAAAGAGTTGTATGCGGATGCTCTCAAAACTATCCACATTCAAAAGCAAAAACGGGGTGAGTAATGGACGTATTAAGCACCATAACGACTGAACTCGATGCAAAAGTAATACAGCTAACAGACCATTTAGCTGCTGGCCGTGCCAGTTCTTTTGAAGAGTACAAGCAACTTTGCGGGGAGATCAAGGGTCTGCTCTTCGCAAGGCAATACATAAAAGACCTGAAACGAAACTTGGAGAACTCGGACGATGAGTGAAACCTTAGACTTTTCACGTGCGATTGACCTATCTGCACTGATGTCGAAAACGGCTGATGAAAAAGCCAAACAACTACCCCGCCCACAAGGCTATCGCATACTTTGCGCTATCCCAGAAGCGGACCAGCAATTTGAGGAAAGTGAAGTTGGCTTAGTTAAAGCTGGCGAAACCATGCGCAATGAAGAAACCTTGACTACGGTTTTATTTGTTGTAGACATGGGTGCAGATTGCTACCAGGATAAATCCCGTTTCCCTAACGGACCTTACTGTAAGCAAGGCGACTTTATCTTGGTTAGACCAAATGCGGGAACGCGATTGGTTATTCATGGACGCGAATTCCGCATCATTAACGATGACTCAGTAGAGGCTGTTGTAGATGATCCACGCGGCATTAAGCGTAAATTTTAAAAGGAGCCGGACATGGCAACAAACCCAAACGACGAATTTAAATTCCCCGATGAAGTAGATAACGACGTAAATATTACTGTCGAGGATGATGGCGATATTGAGATTGAGATTGAGGACGATACACCTGAAGAGGATCGTGGCCGTACTCCCGTATCTCAAGATGTAGTTAGACAGCTTGAAGTAGAAACTGACGAGCTGGATAAATACAGCAAAGACGCCAAAGACAAGCTCATTAAGATGAAGCGGGTCTGGCACGATGAGCGCCGTGCTAAAGAAGAGGCGTACCGTGAGCAGCAAGAGGCTATTAACATGGCCAGAAAGCTCATGGAAGAGAACAAGCGTATGTCGACCATGATCCAAAATGGTAGTCAAGAGTACGCTAAAACTATCCAAAATGCTGCTCAAATGGAGTTAAAAATGGCCCAACGTGCATACAAAGATGCGCGTGATATGGGTGATACAGACGCCGAAATGGAAGCCCAACAGGCCATGCAGGCGGCAAACTTGCGTGTTATGCAGGCAAACAATTTTCGTATGCCCTCTTTACAAGAGGATAAATATGAAGTACAAACCCCTCAAGAGCGAGTTCAACAGCCTCCGCGTCCGGACAACCGGGCAATGGAATGGCAAGAACGTAATTCCTGGTTCGGACAAGACGAGGAAATGACGGCTGCGGCGCTAGGGTTACACGAAAAACTCAAGCGTCAAGGTGTGCCAGTTGGCTCTGATGAGTACTATACGACGTTGGACCGAACGATTCGTAAAAGGTTCTCTGAGAATTTTAACGAGCCTGAAAGGGCTGATAGTGAATCTGTTGCCCGTACAAAACCGAGCACGGTGGTTGCGCCAGCTACGAGAAGCACTTCATCTAAAAAGATAAAGTTAAGACAATCGCAGATCGCAATATCCAAGAAACTTGGATTAACACCAGAACAGTATGCACTTGAACTTAGAAAATTGGAGAACAGATAATGGCTGAAACTAGAACACCACGTGAAATTGAAACCCGAGAAGTTAGCATGCGCCCTAAAGAGTGGGCACCGGCAGAGCTTCTCCCCGAGCCCGACAAGCAGGCTGGGTTTGCATATCGCTGGATTCGTGTCTCTACAATGAACAATCCTGACCCCCGCAACATTTCTGCGAAACAACGCGAGGGCTGGGAACCAGTACGTATAGAAGAGCAGCCGAAATTTCAACTCTTAGTTGATCCCAATAGTCGTTTTAAAGACAACATTGAGATTGGCGGACTGTTGCTTTGCAAGAGCCCGAGTGAGTTTATTGCTCAACGTAATGCTTATTACGCCAAGCAAACACAAGCTCAAACGGAAGCTGTAGACAATAGTTTCATGCGTCAAAGCGATGCGCGGATGCCGCTCTTCCAAGAGCGTAAATCTTCAAGTAGCTTTGGCAAAGGTACTTAAATTTAAATAGGAGTCTTAAATGGCTTATCCAACGGTATCGGCCCCTTACGGCCTAAAGCCGATCAATTTGATCGGTGGACAGGTATTTGCTGGTTCTACTCGCAATTTGCCTATCCAGTACGGTTACTCATCTAACTTGTACTACGGTGATCTCGTTAAGTTGGTGCGTGGTTTTGTGGTTCAATCTACAATTACTTCTAGCTCTAACAATAGCGCGTTCAACTCTACACCAACAGACGAAATTATTGGCGTCTTCTTGGGTTGTTCTTTCACTAATCCTACGACTAAACAGTTGACCTTCTCACAGTACTGGCCTTCTGGCACTGCTGCTGGTGATGCTGTTGCTATCGTTGCTGATGATCCTGACCAAGTATTTAAAGTAGCAGTGCAAATTGCTGCTGGTACTTTGGCTTCAGGCGCTAATGCTTTGGTTGGCCAGAACATTGCTATCAACCGCTCATGGGCTGGTGGTACAGGCAATGCTAATACAGGTAACTCCTATATTGGCGTGACTGTTCCTACATCCTTGACATCTCCCGGTACGGTTTTGCCTATCCGCGTGATTGGTGTTGTGCCTGAGACTGCATACACAACCAGCGCTACTGGTACTTCTAGCACTACTACCATTACCTTGACTGGTTCTGGTTTGCCTATTGCTATTCCAGTTGGTACTGATGTTGGTTACATTGCTGCAAATGGTCAGTACTATGGCTCTGGTTCATTCGTGACCACTGCCGCCGCCGCTGGTGCCACTTCAGTGACAATCAATGCAGCTATGGCAGTTGAAGGTACATCTGCTACGTTTGTGTTCACCGTGTATCCTGAGCTGAAAGTGAAGCTCAACATGGGCGTTCATAGCTATTACAACCCTAACGCTGTTTAAGGAGTAACTCAAAATGGCTATTTCACGTGCACAACTACTTAAAGAACTTCTTCCCGGCCTGAACGCTTTGTTCGGTCTTGAGTACGCTAAATATGGTGAGGAACATAAAGAGATTTATGAAACCGAAACCTCTGAGCGTTCTTTTGAAGAAGAAACGAAACTGTCTGGTTTCTCTGCTGCTCCTGTCAAAAACGAGGGTTCTGCCATCGCTTATGACAATGCACAGGAAGCATGGACTGCTCGATACAACCACGAAACCATCGCTTTGGGCTTCTCACTGACCGAAGAGGCAATCGAAGATAACTTGTATGACTCGTTGTCCGCTCGTTACACCAAGGCTTTGGCCCGTGCTATGGCTTACACCAAGCAGGTTAAAGCTGCTGCCGTTTTGAACAACGGCTTCAGCAATGCCTACGCTGGCGGTGATGGTGTCGCTTTGTTTAGCGCCTCGCATCCGCTGGTTTCTGGTGGCATTAACATTAAACTCCCT